CCAACGCCTGCGCCAAGAACTCGCTGCTGGCCGCGCTGGCGTGAACCAAGAATTTTTGGCCCGGGCAAAAGCCAGAGAGGAGGCGCACCGTGGGGAGGCGTGACGCGCAGCGCACTATGGGGGCGCATCTTAATCAGCCAATGGACATTGACACCGCTGGGGCCAACTACCCCGAACAAGTTGGCGATATGCTCGCCGCGCTGCGCGCGTGGGAAGCGCGCCGCGGCTTGGAGGCGACGGGCATGCGTCAGTCGATGTGGTACGCGACAAAAAACCGCCGCAAAAAACCGAATGCTCCGAATCCGGCACCGTGAAACCGGCTGCTGGCTGTTAGTTGAGCTGTCCGGCCGCGACGTTTACGTCGGGCCTGCGGATAAAGCGGCAGCAACTCAATTTGCCACTGCGGACGAGGCCCGCGCGGCAGCTCACCGTTACAAACTCACACCAGAAAAATTCCAGATCCAAAATGGAAACACTCCACCACCAAACAAAAGATAGGCTTGCTTGGCGCCAAAAAGTTGCCCTTGACTTGGGCGTTGTTATTAACCCGCCTCTAAGTTTTCGGGCTGCACGCTTTGCCGCGGAACACAAAACTCGCGAAGAATTGGTGCGCTGGCTAGTTAAGCCCAACACCGTGAACACGTGGCAAATGGGCAAAAAAACCTACACGGAATTGTGTTTAGCGTTCGGCCTTGCCGTCCCTGCGCGTGCGCCGCAGACGTTAGGCGCTCAACTGGCGCAAGCTCAAGCCCGCATTGCGGAGCTTGAGGCGGTATTAGAGCAGTCACGCAAACGATTACAGGATGCACCGCAGTAGCCTAGCCTACCAATCGGGGCCCCTCTTGGCGCTCCAACGCCGCGCGGCAGACATGCGGGCCCGTGGGGCCCTGTACGCTGAATTAGTGGCGCAGTTCGGCGTCTCCCGGGAGACGCTGCGGGCGTGGATCCGGCGAGCAAATGCAATTGACGCCGCGCGCCGCGCCCGTGACGGTAAGGTATGATTTCCGTCCAACCCATCGCCAGCATCTACCAAGTCGCGCAACATTCCAACCTTCGCCCGCTTGTCCGGGCGGTGGTGGAGTCGTTTGACCGCATGCCGAAGACCAGTCTACCGACCGAGATTCCCGGCTCGGTGCAGTCACAAGCGCGGCTTTTGCCGCCGGTGACGCTATACACCGAGCACGGAAAATTGGTCCGCCGCAGCGCCGAACCCGGAAACCTAATTGCCTACGCCTAAATCTGTTTCGATTTCGCGGAGGAAATCGTAAAGCGGCCGCAAATCGCGGTAGATGGTTTCTTTGTCTTCGCGCGTCCACGCGTCGCGCGGAGTTTTTTTGAGCCATTGGGAAAATCGCTCGGCAATCAACGACGGCGACACAAACGACGCGGTTGAACGTTGCGCGGCAATCTCCGCTTTTGTGAGCTGCACTTTCGTCCGCACGGTGTGAGCTAACTCGGCCGCGCTCAGGCCTTGTTCCATCGCCCACTCCAACGCTAGTTCCGGTTGTTCGCTGCGCGCCGCAACCGCGTGATGGGCAAAACTCAACCCCCGGTGACGCTTTCCGCGCGGGATCTTGCTGGCGACCTCGTACGCGCGGGACGCTTCCTCAAACGACCACGTTGCCAGCTCCAACTGATTGTTTACCCACTCTTTTCCGAATCTTTCCGCGCATGCCACCATCCAATCGCCCAGACCAAAAAGCACGTCGTTCCGAGCCCAATCAAGCACGCCCAAAAGCGCGACGGCGTCGGCCTCGGTTTGGATGTTGTCGAGGTGGAGGCTTTGGGTTTGGAGGACATTCAAGTTCATTTTATTCGGAATTTTCTTTTGCGAAAGTGCCGTTCTTTTTGGACGCGTGAAAACGCTGCGGTGGCCTCGTCGCTTTTATTATGGCACGTCCGCGGTAACCCCAACGAATCCTGCACGGTGCGCACCAGTTTTGAGAGTTGCGCCACCGTGTATCCGCTGCTAGCCGCGGCTTCGCGCATTGACCGAAACGGCAGTTGGCGGTCAAGCCCGGCGGCAAACGCCAGCGCAAGAGCCAGCATCCGCGAGTTCTGCCCGTACCGCCAAAAAAGCCGGATCACTGCCAGCATTTCGGTTGACCCTGCAGAATAGACCGCCGCGCGCGCTTGTGTCGCGTGCCAGGCTAACACCCGCTCCGCCTGCTCCACCGTCAAACCGAGTTCCTCCGCCAGCTCTTCTGCAGGGCTGTCGAGTGTGCCGGGATCCCAACGATATGAGCCGTCAATCGACATACAACGCCGAAAAATCGAGCGCCCCCATCTGGATGCTGCTTTCATTGTGCGAGGTGTACCAACCGGCACCCGTGCGCACGTCTTCGATCATCCGAAAATACTCGAGGAACTGCGGCACCACTGCCCGCAAAGAAAAATTGTCCCACGCAAAACTGCGAATCGCGTAGCGGTCCAAAAGCCCCACGTTGTGAAGCGCCCACTCGTATTGTCCCATGGTGCGGCAGCGGTATCCGTTGCGGCCGGGGACGACCCACTCGGTAAACGCGCCGGTGTCGCTCGTGACGACTGGCGTCCCGCTCATCATCGCTTCGACCGCGACGCCCCCGAAAGGCTCGATGTACTGCGACGGGATCATGAGGCAGTCGGCGCGCCGCATTAAATCGCGACGCTGTTGCATGTCTGCGTAGCCGTGCAGCGTGATGTGATCGGTTGGCCCGGCGTACTCTTTTGCAAGGTCGCCTTGCCCGGCAATGATCAGTTTGCGCCCCGCACGCGCGCAGGCCTCGGCGACGATGTGTACGCCTTTTGCACGCGTGATTCGGCCGAGGTACAACACGTACCCCTGCCCCACTGACAGCGGGCCAAAATCTTCTGGCTCAAAGTAATTTGGAATAACGACCTCATAGTCGTCGTTATTTGCCCGTTCAACGCGTTCGCGTCCGTGCACCGCATTTCGGACCGCGTAGGACTCATACACTTTCCAACGCGCTTTTGCCCGCGGCAACACCCACGGGTACCCGATCCCCGACTCCACCACGTGAATGTCCTGATTCGCGTCGCACAGCCCCGCGTGTCCCCACCCAAACGGGATCAACAAAAAATCCCCCGGGCGTTTTCGATCCGCGATCGCCGGCACCGCGCGCCCCATGAAATTTCGGTAAGCCGCGTCGCCCGTGTTGTGTCGGAAAAACTCGCGGCGCCAATCATAGGACCCGTACGCCTCCTGCAGGTCTGCGTTGGTGCTCACCGTGACATGCTCGCTGCATTCGACCTGCGACTCTTCGTGCCCGTAGTGGATCACCGTGTGCCCCGCTTGGTGCAGGCCCTTGCACAGCTTGAGGACCTTTTGAGTAAACGCGCAGGCGTTGTACTCTGGCGACGTGACGGTGTGCGGTAAGCCCGGGCAGTGGAATCTCATGATTTCTCGGTTTGTCACTACGCCCGGAGAGGACTTATCCCCTCCGGGCGCGCTATGACAACAACCGAGTGCAAAATCTGGCTCGCAGCCGAAAAGTCAACCGTTTTTCAGGCCCTGTTCGAAAAGCTGCGCCTCATCCTCCCGCCGCCGTACTAGTCCGCTAGTTTCGGGCCAAAGCCGTTTCATCGACCGAATCAGCCCGGGCACTGCGTCCCGGTGCCCCGTAGCAAGCGCGTCTTTAATCCCTCGCATTTCGCTTCGCCGCTCCCCGGTGAGTCCGGGGCCGCGGTTGAAGACCAGGCTGAAAAGCGCTGAGGCGCAATCTTCCGGGAGTGTGCTGGTCTGCGGAAAAGCGCGAAGAGTCCTCACCCAGTGCGTTGGAATTGTGATGTCCAAAAACACCTGCAGCGCTGCTGACCACGGCACCACCACGTCCCCGAGTTGTGCGCAGATTTTCCGCGCTTCTGCGCTTTTAAGGCCAATTGCAGCCCGCAGTCTTTCCGCGTGCACCAAATAACCCCACGCGCCGGAGAACTCCGCGGCGTTGACGTATCCAAGGTCATAACCGATTCCGATGGTAACCCCGCTCTCGAAGCCGGGTACCGTGGGGCGGGCTAAGAATTTATCGTAGTATTTTTGGCCGCCGCCCACTTCATGCTTGAGCACTAATTCGAGGCCTTTTTCGGAGAGATTCATTTTCTAGTTTTCTTTGAGACTGCAGCTTTTGCAGCCGGTTTTGGTGTCGTCTTTGCCATCGCTTTTTTTGGCCCTCGAAAAGTTTCGCCAAGAAACCAAGACAGCCACGTGTAGTTCAGCGCTACGCCAAGGTTTAGGACGAACTCAGTGATCGGCGGTTCCTGGTGCGCGAAGATGTTTGCGACGGCGCCACAAATTGTGACCGTGGTTGCGAGCTTACACAACGGAGCCGCGTAGGGATGCCGATAAATTTGGCTGTCACTGTGCCCAAAAACTTTAAGCCACAGATGGATGGCAGACGCCGCAAGAACGCTATTTGCGAGCGCGTTTAGGACGATGAGCGGGCTTAGTTGGGCCATGGGTTGAGAGGATTCGTTCGGCCATGTTTTCGACGGCCCGGAGGCCGCAGAATCCAAGAAGAAACGCTGCCGCGTAGCTGTATTGAGGCTCTCCATCTAAGTGCGCCACTTTAAGAATGAGTGGGGTGACGTAGTTAGCCGAGGCCGCGCCCCCTACGAGAGACGCAATGGTTTTTCCGGGATTTTGCCCGGCTTCTTTTGAGGACATCAAGATCGCGCCAAAGAGGCCCGCAATTGCAAGGCCAAGGTCGATTCCAGCGTCCTTCAAATTGATCATCGGTTCTCCCGCTGTTTGAGCGCCGCCGCCGCATTTAGAAGCTCCTGTTCAAGCGCCGCGTATCGTGCCGCGGAGTGCCACACTTCAACGGTCTCCGCCCGGTGCGTCTGCCCTGGTTGAAGTCGCAAAATCTGGTTGCCGAGGGATGACGATGCCCGAGGACCGCAGCAGTTTGTGCCGCACACGATCAGCCCGAGCATCATCCCCATCCGCCCGAGCTTTGCGGATCTCTTCCTCACAGACCTGGACGTAGTACTCAATGTCGCGCTCCAGTTCCCAGCGTGCGCGAATCGATTTGATGCAAAGCCAGTGTTCAAGTGCGCGGATCAGGCTAAGGATCATTTTTCTTTCCGGAAGACGTTCACCGCGCCGATAAGCGCAAGCCCCGCCGTTAAAATGGCTTCCTGCATTTCAGGATGCAGTTTGACGCCCAACGCAGTCGCCAGCGCCAGCAGTCCGCGCCATGTCGAGGGCTCTTTGAGTCGTTCGAGTATGTAGTTCATTTGCCTTCCGTGTGTTGCAAGATTTTCTGCCAGAGCTCTTTCCGGTCGCGCTCACATTCGGAAATTGCAGTCTCCAAGCGATCCAACCGCTCCGCGCGCTCAACGTGCAGCCGAGCGATAAGCTCGCTGTTTGTGCGGTTCATCCACCAAATCGCAACTAGAAGAATGACGACGGTAAACGGTTGACCGTGCGCTAGTTCAAAAAGCTCTTTCATTGGTCGTCAGGTGGGGCAAAGCCGCCGTCGGGTTGCTGGATCCAGCCAATGTTGCACGGGATCAACTCCACGTCGATTACCGTCGTCCCGGATGGAGGAGTCCACGGCGTGATGCCATCCCACACGCTTATATTCAGCACTACTTTGGTGGCGTCATCAACGGTTGCGTATTTCATGCTTAGAAGTAAGTAATTACGATAATTATACCATTAGCTCCAGTTCCTCCAGCCCCACTGTTCCCAACGGTATCCAACGCAGCGCCGCCGCCGCCGCCGCCTCCACCGTAATTACCTCCATTTCCTCCATTGGTAGAGTTTCCAAGAGAGTAAGCATATCCACCTCCTGCTCCTCCTCCGGGCAATCCAACATTATTGCCAACACTAGCTCCATTTTGTCCATTAACCCCAATGCCATTTCCGCCCGTAGCACTTCCGCCTGTAAGAAACGATCCAAGTGCTATTCCTCCACCACCTCCAACATTGTTTGCTGGAGTTGCTGAAAATCCTCCGCCACCACCACCGCCGCCAGCAGCGCCGCTAGAAGAAACTCCAACAGTTCCAGCGGATGTGTTTCCTGATCCACCTGCTCCTGCAACAAATTGAGCGCGCTGATTTGTCACCGTGCCAGTTGCTCCTCCAGTAGTGCTTCCGCCACCTCCTCCACCTCCTCCGCCAGCTACAACCCAAGCACCAAAAGAACTGTTTCCTCCAGCGACTCCGCCATTACCATTTGTAGAGTTAGTGACAACAGAAGCGCCTCCTGCTCCTCCAGCTCCAATAGTTACAGTCTCAGTAACTCCAAGCGATGAAGCTGGAATGGTTCGATGTGTATAGCCGCCTCCCGCTCCTCCGCCGCCACCAAATCCGTTGGTTCCAGATGCACTTTTTCTTCCAGATCCACCTCCACCACCCGCACCAATGCAAATAGCATAAACTGCTTTTGCTCCAGCCGGTTTCGTCCATATTCCGCTGGAAATGAAGACCTCCACACTTGTGGGAGTGGCGCTCCCGCCAGACGCAGGCTGAGTCGTTGCGCTCGTGATGCGCCCCGCCGCATCAATCGTGAGCGCGGGGATCTGCGCGCTCGATCCGTACGTTCCCGGGGTCACCCCGGTCAATTTCATCAGGTCGCTGCCGACCTTGCTAATTTGTTGCGCCATAAATTATTGAGGAGCTTGAGGCCACACCACCGGGTCACGCGGGTCTGTAAGCGTGTTCGGTAAATCACGCAGCGCCTGCCGGTACGTTGCCCACGCGGCTTTGTTTGCGGTCGAGTCCGGAAGCTGCGTCCAGTCGCAGGCCAACAGTCTCGAGTTGCGGTCGCTTCGGATTTGTTCGAGCGCCGCAGCCTTGTCCGCATCGATGTCAGCACTTGTTTTGGCTTCCTTTGCAACAATGTAAACTTTGCCGCCTTGGATAAACGGTTGAACAGCAACTAGTTTTTCCGTTTTTTCATCAAGCGGAAGGCTCATTACCAGCGGCAAAAAACCAAGCTCAACCAAAGCCGGAGTGCCTGTGTAGCCTTCAAGCTCTGGGTACGAAACGCTTTTGCCCCAAGAGCTTATCCGACCGTTTTCAATTTTTGCTACGAGCATAAATTAGAGGTTGTTCATCCAACTGGCGGCAGTGTTTGTGCTTCCGTTGCACGTGAAAATTCCAATTTTCCCAGCGGGGATTGTTGTATAAGTGGTTGTTGTCCCAAACAGCCGCACGGTTAAAGACGTTGATTTGTGGTTTGCGACCATAAACAGACGTCCAGCAGTGGTTGCGGACACATCGGGTAATGTGACAATGGATGAAGCATTTGCTGCATCAATGATCCACAGCAGAGTGTCTGTGGGGTCGAGTGGAAAGTCCCCAGATGCCCAGACTCCAACACCGGTAATGTTCTGGAAAGTGCTGTTTTTTGCGACGGTCGACCCAGTCCCCCCTTTGCTCACCGGCAACGTCCCAGAGATGTCTGCGACCGGTACAGATGCGGAGCCTGTGAGCGCCGCCGTGCCGGTCCCTTTGACGTAGCCGGTAAGAGTTGTGGCTCCTGTGCCGCCGTTTGTAACTGCTACAGTGCCAGTGACGTTTGCGGCGGTGCCCGTCGTGTTTTGGTTGAGGGTTGGAATGTCCGCGGCGGCTAGTGCCCGGAACGTTGGTACTCCCGCTGCACCGTTGGGCGCCGCAAGGATCGTGTTTGCAGTTTGGCTCGCAAAGTTTGTCGGAGCAACCGACAGCGTACCGCCCAGGGTGATGTTGCCGCTTCCAGTCACCGTGCCAGACAACGACAGCCCGCTCACAGTGCCGGTGCCGGACACCGAGGTTACGGTGCCTGTGTTGGACGTGTACCCGCTTGGGTTGGATGCGGGATACGCTCCAAGGTTGGAGAGCGCAACTCCAGCAGTGGTCGCCCCAGTGCCACCGTTTGCAATTGCGACAGTCCCAGTGACGTTTGCAGCCGTGCCGGTGGTGCTTTGGTTGAGGGTCGGGACATCCGCCGCTTGAATTGCCGACATCACCACGTTGGTGCCATTCCCGCGCAGGAATTGCCCGCTGGTCACTGCCCCAGCCAAAGCGTTCACGGCTGCCTGCTGCGTGGTTGAGCCGGTTCCTCCGTTTGCGATTGCAACGGTTCCAGTGACGTTTGCCGCGGTGCCCGTCGTGTTTTGGTTGAGGACCGGAATGTCCGCAGCGGCCAACGCTCGAAACGTCGGCACTCCCGCTGTGCCGTTGGGCGCAGACAAGACGGTGTTTGCGGTCTGGCTTGCAAAATTTGACGCAGTGACAGCCAACGTGCCTCCCAAGGTAATGTTGCCCGACCCCGTTACCGTGCCGGACAACGACAGCCCGCTCACGGTACCAGTCCCGGAAACCGAGGTCACGGTGCCGGTATTGGACGTGTACCCGCTTGGGTTACTTGAGGGGTACCCTCCAAGGTTTGAAAGTGCACCACCGGCAGTTGTCGACCCTGTCCCGCCGCTCGCAATCCCTAGCGTCCCTCCAAGTGTCACAGCACCGCTCGTTGCGGTCGATGGAGTGAGACCGGTCGTGCCAGCAGAAAAGGTTGAAACGCCCGCTGCTGCGGAAATTGCGACGTTGGACGCGCTTGTGACACGACCTTTTGAGTCGATGCCCAGCACTGCGACTTGCGAGCCGCTGCCGTATGTCCCGGGAGTCACCGGGCTTGCAGACAACTGCGCGGTTGGCAAAGCCCCGGACGTGATGTTGCTCGCGTTAGTTGTGTCCGTGGTCGCGGATGCCGCTAGCCCGCTTATTTTGCTCGTCGCGATCAGCCCGCTAATCTGAGCGGAACTGATTGAAATTAGAGAGTTTGTTGCTCCGGTCAACTGACCAAATTCGTTGACCGTAAAAGCTCCGACGGAAGAGCTGTTGCCATAAGTGCCCGCCGTGATGCTAGTTGTCGCTAACCCCGGACCCGTGGCTCCGGTAGCACCAACGGCTCCTGCTGGCCCGCTTGGGCCTGAAACCGTTGACGGTGTGCCCGAAGGACCTGCAGGGCCCGTGGCCCCCGTGGCCCCAACGGCTCCCGCTTCTCCCGGGACGCCCGAAACGCCTTGGACGCCCTGCGCCCCCGACGGGCCTGTGGCTCCGGTGGATCCCACGGCTCCAGCCTCTCCCGGAACGCCCGAAACGCCTTGGATCCCCGACGCGCCCTGCGCCCCGCTCGGGCCTTGCACGCCCTGAGCCCCGGTGGCTCCTATTTCTCCCCGCACCACACGCACCGTGATAAGCGCCCCGACGGCAGGTGCGCTTGCAAAAGTAATTGTCCCGCCGTTTGCGGCCGTAATCGTGTACGCGCCATCCGTTGCGCCCGGATGTTGGATCGTGCCGTCAATTGTCACCAAGTATGATGCCGCTTCGGTGCCGAGGTAGCCGTTAATTGGCGAAAACTGTGTTGCCCCGCTGCCGACAAACTCGGTCAAAACGCCAATGCCCGCCGCGCCCGGGCCCGTGGCTCCAGTTGAACCTTGCACGCCTGTCGCCCCAGTTGGGCCCTCGGCTCCAGAGGGTCCAGTCGCGCCACTTGAACCTTCCGGTCCAGTAGCTCCAGTTGGGCCTTCCAAACCGGAGGGCCCCGTTGCGCCGCTTGAGCCCTCGACACCAGTTGCCCCTGTTGGTCCTTCAATTCCTGTCGCCCCAGTTGGGCCTTCGGCTCCCGAAGGGCCTGTCGCGCCCTCGACACCTGTTGCCCCTGTTGGCCCTTCGGTTCCTGTTGCCCCCGTTGGCCCTTCAAGCCCCGACGGTCCTGTCGCGCCGCTTGATCCTTCCGGGCCCGTGGCTCCAGTTGGGCCTTCGGCTCCAGAGGGGCCCGTTGCACCCTCAACGCCCGTCGCGCCAGTTGGCCCTTCAACGCCTGTTGCGCCCGTTGGGCCCTCGGCTCCAGACGGTCCAGTTGCACCCTCAACGCCTGTCGCTCCCGTGGGACCTTCGACGCCTGTTGCGCCTGTTGGGCCTTCAACGCCTGTTGCGCCTGTAGGCCCTTCCAATCCCGTGGCTCCCGTTGGGCCTTCAATTCCCGCTGATCCAGTCGCGCCTGTTGGTCCTTCCGCTCCCGATGGTCCTTGATCGCCCTGCGCGCCTGTTGCGCCCGTGGCGCCGCTTGGTCCCTGCGGTCCCGCCTCTCCAGTCGCCCCTTGAACCCCAGACGGACCTGTAGCGCCGCTTGCGCCTTGAGCCCCGGAGGATCCCGTGGCGCCGCTCGGGCCAAGTTGCCCGTAGAGCACCTGCGCAGCCGTTAAAATCACGCTCGGAATTGCCGGCGCCGGCGCAGAGGCCGGTGCGTACTCGAGAGTTACCGCCGTGTCGGTGGTCTGCCAATAGAGCTCGAGGTAGTCGTTTGCCGCGAGCTTGAGAACGTAGTTAACCGTGCCAATCTGCCGCCCCGGCGCGCCCCCGTGGCTCTCCGTAATACTCCATCGGGAATCGGTATCAGGAACGGTTGTGCCGTTTTTACTGAGCCAGATGTTGCCGTCGTGAATTTGGTTACTCGCGTTGTTCCACTGAACGCTGAAAGTGATCGAATAAACGCCAGCGACAGCAAACGTAACGCGACTACCCGACACAATAGACACGCCCGCAGAATCGGGGTCCGTGTTGTTGTAACTAATCGGGTACCCCGTGTTGATCGCCGCGGCCGTTTGATCAACCGTGCTCCAAAACGACCCCCAGTAAGCGTCAGTCGAGCTAATTCCCGACGGCCCCTGAGCCCCAGAGGGGCCCGTCGCCCCGGTTGCGCCAGCGCCGGTTGCGCCTGCAGGCCCAGCTTCACCTGTCGCGCCTGTAGGGCCGGTTTGACCAGTCGCGCCAGCAGGCCCGGTTTCGCCCGTTGCTCCTGCAGACCCCGTTTCGCCCGTTGCGCCTGCGGGCCCAGCGTCACCTGTCGCTCCTGTTGCTCCTACAGCCCCAGCCTCGCCAGTGGCTCCTGCAGGCCCGGTTTCGCCGGTTGCGCCTGCAATGCCAGCTTCACCAGTGGCCCCAGCGGGCCCGGTAGCTCCAGCGTCCCCCGTTGGGCCTGTTGGCCCTGCAATGCCAGTTGCCCCGACCTCTCCAGCCAATCCCGTCGCGCCGGTCGCGCCTGTAGCGCCTGCGGGCCCTGTGGCTCCAACAAGTCCGGTTGCGCCAGTCGCGCCAGTTTCACCTGCGCCTGTAGCGCCTGCGGGCCCTGTGGCTCCAATAGATCCGGTTGCACCTGTCGCGCCAGTTTCACCTGCGCCGGTTGCTCCAGCGGGCCCCGTAGCGCCAGCGGGGCCTGTCGCGCCAATCTCGCCGGTGGCTCCTGTTGCTCCAACGCCCGTTGCGCCAATTGGGCCCGTGGCCCCGGTTGCCCCCTGAGCCCCGCCGAATGCGCCAGGTGCTCCGGCTAGGATTTCGCAGACGATAATTTCACAGGAGGTTGGGCAGCTCATAATTCGGTCACGCTTCCAGAGATTGTCACTTTGCCCTCGAGAAGCCGCAGCTTGCGGCCATCGGGCAACTCGGCCAGCAAATCCCATCGCGCGCTCTGCGGCAGGAGCTCATCCGTTGTCGCGGCGTCAAGTGCGACCCGAAGCGTTTCACCGTCGCCGCAAAGCTCGCAAATAAACGTCGCCAACAGCGTGCCGTTTACCGCAGTTCGCAATTGCGCGTGGAATTGCCACCCCGCCAAAGCCTGCATCTCGTTGTTGATTTTTACGCGGACCCCAATGGAAAAATCGGCCCCCTCTTCAATCGAAAAGTTGTAGATTCCTGCGGCCATGTGGTCGGGGTGTTCAGCGTAAAAAAATCAAATCACGCGAGGGTGTCGCGCAATGTCACTGCCTTATAGGTGATGTCAACGGTCCCCACGCTTTGCGGAGTCGCATGCAGTGGGTGGGCGTAAAGCTGCTCGTTTTCCGCACCCAAAATCTGAAAGAGCCCGCACGGTGTGCCCGCGGGACTTATCGCCTCCCACTGGTCTGCTAACGCGGTTGCTGCGGTCTGCCAGAGCGTCTGCAATCCGGAAACGTCAACCGATTCCGTTGGTGCGGTAGGGTCTTCCGGGTTGGCGGGAAGCGTTGTGTATGTAGCGTAGGGCGATTGAAACGCCCACGCCCGCGTATTGTCCGGCCCAAGCGGAAGGTCTCCCGGAATCTGATAGGTGACGGTAGATCCGTCGTTGGCAAAGATTTCCCCGAACTCAATCGAGTGCCCCACCAGACCAATCTCGGGGTCATAAAGTCGCCCCGAAAGGATTTGGCCCTCTAGGACATGCATGCGCGGAGAGTAGTAAGGAGCGCAGCCAAATTTAAGCTCGGCGATGCAGTCCTCCGGGTTAAATCCAATCGCGACTGGATGCACGGCTACGCTGAGAGTGCCGGTGCCCTCAATAGATGTCTGTCCGTCGTCAATCATCCACCCACCGACGGTGTGCTCGAGTTGCGACCAGTACCCCGACACAAAATCCGGGTCCCCAAACTCGTCGATAAAACTCGGCAACGGCCCGGACAGGTGCAGCGCCAAATCGGCATTTCCAAACGCAGGAATCAACGTCGGTGCGTCGCCGCTCACCGTCGCCAGTTTTCCTCCGACAAACCCGAGTCCGTAAATTTTGTCGATGCTGTACACCGCAGCCTCCTCCGCGCCAAACATCCCCGCAGACGCGCGCCACCGGCACCAGTCGCTAATCTTGTTTCGAAATTGTTGCAACGATCCGTACCGCAACGCAAAAGCCTCAAGCTCTTCTTCCGCCCGGATCCAACGGGCAAACGCGTCAATCTCTGCGAGGATGCCGTTGGTCGCAAAACGATCCGCCCACACTTGATCAGCGGTTTCCAAGTCTGCTTTTGCTTCTTCCATCCGGTCAATCTGCGCCGTCTTTCGCAGTTGCGCTTGCGACTGCAGGATGACTAGGGCCGCCTGCTGCCGTTGGATTTCTGCCAGTCGATCTCCGGTGGCTGTCGCCGCCTGCGCAGCCAGTCGAGCCGACCAAGCCGAAAACATGTCAGTGATGACCGTGGAGAGCTCTGCTTTTGCAGCCTCATAATCCTCCGGCGCATCGTAGCGCATCGCTTTATCCGTGACGGACATCCGCGGGTCCCACGAATGCGCGAAAAAACTGTACACAGGCCCGGAACCTAACCCGACGCCCATCCATTCGCCTGCGATTGAATCGCCCAGTTCATCACCCAATTGATACCCACGTACAAACGCCCGCAGGGAGTCGTCCGGCATCGTGTTGTTGTTAACACCCAGAGTCGGCAACGGAGGATCCGCGGTAATTGTGTCCCGCCGGACAAACTTGTCCCCCTCCCAATCGGGCTGCAGTGAATAGTCAATGCTCGTCAGATTTCCAATTGAAGCGATGGGAGTGAACTCAATCGTCCGCTCCCACTCTTCCACCGCGTGGTAAAGCCAGCCCGCCTGCGCCATCGGCACGGTAACGCGCGCAATTGGGTTCACCGAGTTTTCAAAACCCCCGACCGTCGGGGTTCTCGGTGCGAGCTGCTGCAACGGTATCGGGTAAGGAGCGCCGCCGGTCATGCGATGATGAATGGTCCGTGCCAGGGTACAATCACCGGAGCCGCAATGCCCCGCATCATGAGCACCTGCGCGCCCACGTTCGTCCGCAGTTGCTGCAGCACCTTCCGTTTCTCGGGAGTCTCTCCGGTCCCGACGCTGTACGTGTCGCCGTGCCTCGGGTCCTCGCCGTCGACAACGTGAGCGATCAGCACCCGGCTTTTGATGACCGTGAAAGGGTCATTCCCGGCGGTTTCAATTGGGTCCGGGTAGTTTGTCCACCCCTCGGCTGTTGGGTCACCTTCTTTGAGCGTTGCGCTGGCAATCGTCAGGCCGTCAACGTCGCACTCAAGCCAGATTGATTCGCCGATTTCCGGCAGAGGGAACTGTCCGGGGTCGTCTGCGTTGTCTTGCGCACTGCCGAGAATTGCCCCAAGCGGCAGATCTCCGCCGATCGTGATCAATTCCCCGGTTTCGATGGAACAAAAATAGGACTCCCCTTGCACACGCACAACCGGGAACGCCGGGTCCTCCGGGTAGCCAAGCACGACACGAAACGGCGTGTATTTAATTTCCTCGCTTGCCTCTCCACCACCACCGCCACCGCGCCGCCCAATGTCATCGACACTGAGTATCGTGCCGTTGCTCGATTGGATCATCCGCAGCCCAACTCCAGGCCGCACTGTGTTTTGCCGGATCTCCGCAATGATCTGTTGCAGGTGGACCGCGCGAATCGTGTCCCCTACTGAAATTGTGGGCAACATGTTAGGTGGTTGCTCCGTAAAGTTCTGTTTTCCATCCGCTGGCGCTGCCAATCCACTCGTACGTGTTTTCCCAAAGCCCTGTCGACGGTGTGTAACGCCCTTCGGCGTTGTTGAGTATGTAGTTTGTCATCCCACCCGGATCAATCGGTGGCGTGTTAATTTTTCCAACAAACTCCAGCGGTGGCGCTGCGTTCTCAAATCGCGTCAAACGGACGACCACTTTGGGCGTGTAGTACTCTTTGATTCCGCGAGAGTATAGGCTGTAAAGCTTTCCAATATATTCATTTTCTGGATATTTACTAGGGTCAAAATAGCCAAGGTCATCAGTGATGACTGTGAACCCAGACGCCGCAAGGTTTTTGTTTTTAGGATCTTGCGGGTTTGCCTTCCAGCGGTTCCATGCGTCCCACGCGGCGTTGCCCCCTACAATATCATTAAACGCTGGATGATTTTCAATTGGTTCCATCGTTGCCGCACCGCTCACGGAAAGCTGCGTCTCACCGGTGCCCCCGCCGCCGCCCGGACCTCCGCCGCTATTGTTCCAAAAATAGACTTGTTCTCCTGAATACTCGTAGACCCCGTTTGAGATTTTATAGGTCTGGTTGGCCATCCCATCTACTTCACTCCCAAAGCTATCGAGGCTCTGGTACGTAAAGCGCAGCGTTTTTGTCGCGGCTTCCGTGTTGTAGATGGTTTCTTCGGATATCAGCGTGCCCATATTTTATTTTTGGTAAGCCGGGGCGGCAATGGTTGCTGCTTTGTTCGTATTATCAACGACTTGCTTCAGCAGGGCGTTTGTGAACTTCTGCTGCGCTACCATCGGATCGAGCGACTGAAACGACCCACGCACAGTGCCGCCGCCGACGCTGCCGAACATTCCGAACACCTGCGACGCACGGGATGGAGCTTCTTTTTTGCCAAGAACGTCAAGGATGTCGCGTTCCAATTTAGGCGGTTCGGCTTCGCGTTTTTTCGCGCCAAGTTCAAGTTGCATTTTTGCAGCTTCCGCGCGCCCTTCGGTCATCAATTCTTTAAAACGTTCTTTTTCTGCAGCAACGTCAACAACTTGCGTTTGCCCTGCTTTTTTAAACTCCGCAGCGAACGCTTTTCCACTAGCAACAAGTCGTTGTCCGGCTTGGTCAAGCGTTGGTAACGCAGCGGTCATTTCATCTGCACCTTTGACCATGTCTAAATTGCCGGTTGCGCCCATTCGAAACGCAGACGACTGCAATTCAGAACCGGCTTGCACTAATTTTTCGCCGATCACTGGCAAATCGCGCAGTTTGACAAGCATCGTTCCGATTCCGTCTAAAATTAACGCAGCAAACTGTTTACCAATTCCCAACAACACAGTGCCAAATCCTTTAAAATAGTCTGTGATGCCTCCAAAGGACCCGCGAAACAGTTCCGCAATTGCAGCTCCGACGGCTTTTACTCCGGCCCAAAAATAGTTGATCCCGTCGCCAAACCCAATTTTTAGAGCCGTGCCAATCAACTCGCTTAGATTGCCCTTTTCAATCGTGCCGTAAATCGACGCAATTACGTTTCCAACACTTTCGCCAATCGCGGTGATATCCAGAGTCTTAAACCAATCCGCCGCCATTTTCAAAATTGGCGCCAGTTCTGCGGCCATCCCGACAAAAAACCCGCGCAGTTTTGTGTGATAAAGCCCAAACAAATCAGTGATCGAGTCGAACGTGTCCGCATACTTGGCCATTAGTTCGCTCTGCCGGCCAATAGCTGCCGCAGCTTCATCGAGTCCGCCGGCCGCAAAAAACGCAAGCATCCGCCCGCCGCTTTTTCCGAACACTTCCATCGCCACCGCAGATTTAAGCGCCGGGTTTTCGATGTTGGCAATGCTCTCGCCGACAAGCCGCAGTTGTTCGTCTGCGGTTGTTTCCGCCAAATTATCCGCAGACAGCCCCAACGCCTCAAAAGCTTTTTGCGCCGCCTCGCTGCCGGTTTGCGCGCCCACGATGGCTTTTTGCAACTTGGCAATCGTCGGTTGCACCTCATCTGCACCAAGCCCGGCCTGCTCAAATGCGACGCGCAACTGCATCAGTTTTTCAATGCTCACGCCCGTCTGCTCCTGCAAGTCGACCAGTTCGCCGCCCTGGTTCATGGCCTCGTAGATTCCCGCACCGAGCCCGGCAAACGCGCCAACGCCGGCGACCGACAGCCCTTTGACAAGCCCAGTGATACCGCTGATGCCTTTACTTAGCGCGGAACCCATTAGGCTGCCCGTTTGTGCCGCGGTTGAACCAATTGCTTTCAGGCCTTTATTGACCGCACTTAACCCCGCGGTAAACCCGCCGACTTTTAAATCGAGAACTGCTGTTGCGCTCATAGGGCCACCTTTTTCTTGGTCTTAAAAACTATCTGCCGCAGCATTGCTGCCGATTGAAGCCGCACGGCGACAGGGATTCGGCTTGCCATCAACATGTCTTTGGTCGGAAACCCGACGGCATTCGTCATCCGAAAATAAAGCCGGGTTGCCGTAACCTGCAAAACTGCGCTTCCGGGCCCCGCATGTTTTTTGACCCACGACGGCACAGATGCCTGCACGGTCTGCGCGCCTTGGACCCAGCCGCTAGCTAAGTAGCCCACGCGTTTTTTTGTAGTCGACAGGTATTTTTTCAACGCCTGCCGCGTCACGACTTTTGTCGGCTTGTGCGACTTCGGAACACGCCCGGAAGGGTTGCGTTTTTCTTTGTGGTACGACGCCATTAACGACATCGCAGAGTTCGCTTGGATGTTCGTTTTTGTCGGTTTCTGCGCCAAACCGTTTTCTAGAGCAACTGAAGCGTCTGTTGTAAACAGCTTCAAAATACCCACTTCAACGCTGCTGATGCCTCGCTGGCGAGCGTTTCTGTCTGATTCAGTGTTTCCACTGTTGCGCTGCCATTTGAAAGGCGGGGTCAGTCGCACAGCTTTTGCAGCAACACCTTTTGCCGCGACCATAAAAAGGTGTTCATACGAGCGGCGAAAAGTGCGGTGATGCTCGTCAATGGCACGCCACATCATGCGCGTATCCATTTTAAAGCTCACGGTTTCGCTCATACTTCTCCCTCTGCGTCAAGCGCGGCAATCCGGGCCTGCACGGCGTTAAACTCTGCAGCGGCCGGCGGGCGCTTTGCAACGGTCCACACACCTTGTGAGTAAAGCCAAGCGTGCCAGTACTGCAGCGCGCGCGAAAGCGGCAGGTCCCACATGATGAACGATTCCGCCCAACCGGTGTTCGAGCTGATCGCAAACATCATGCTCGCCGTCCAGTTGGGCGCTAAGATTCCCCCGGTTCCGCAGGGTCTGGGGTTGTTTCACGTGAAACGGTGTCGATGGCCGCGGCTTCGGTCAGTTGGGAAATGCGATTGATTTCCCGCTCCAACGCTTTCAAGTCGCTCGGCATCACCTCGAATTCAAACCGCGCGATGTATTCATCGGCGGTGCCCTCGCGAAGGGCACGTTGGACGGTTGCTAGTGGGGCGCTCTGGACCCAAGCAAACGCCACCACTTGGCGCTGCATTTCCTCGGCTGTTAACGCGTCTCCGTGCCCGAGGAACAGGCTTAGTCCCAGCTTGCGGCATGCAGTCATGCTGCCGATAGAAAACGGCCGCAGCTTCAAATTTCCAACATCCACCGGCCCGTCAAAAAATGCGTCGTCGGTGCTCATAGCATCGCCAAGATCTTTGCCTTCATTTCATCGCTCGCGTTTGCCGCAATTGTCGCCACTCGGTTTCCGCGGCGGATAAGCACGCTCGGTTTATGCTCCTTCACAAACGCGGTCAATTGCGCCAGATTGTCCGAAAACGCGCGCAGGTAGGCGATCGGATGGTTGGCGTTTGCTTCGCACCAGGCCTTGTCGGCAAAGCGTTTTGCCACCTCGGAAAAAGTCAGTTCCTCGCGTTCAAACGCCGGTTCAAAAACAGCTTTGGCGTCGCCATCCATGACCCACGTGACGGTGCGTTGCAGCCCGTTTCTCGTTTCTTCGACGGTGTAGCTGTAGGCCTTTTCCGCCGGTTTACAGCCGCAGCTAATGGCCGCGGCTACGGTGCGTGTGTTGCGCGACTGCAACGGGTTTTCGTTGTCGCGCAAAAACTCAATTGTTTGCCCTGGTCTCATTTCAAATTTTGTCGGCTCTGCCCGCCGCGGGCGTGTGCGTTAGTCTGCGCTCGGGTATGCGGTGCCGGAGTACTCGAACTTTTCAAAGTCGTCATTTACCTGCGTTCTTTTTACGCTGGTGATAACGATTTTTCCGTCAGCTCCAGTCGGGGCGCCGGATGTGCCGCCAATGGTGACGGTAGGTTCTCCGGAACCGCGCACGGTAAATGTCGTTGTTGTGTCGATCAACCGCGCCTCGCTAAATTCGCCGAGTCGGTCCATGAGCATCTTTTCTTCCGACTCGTACGAAATTTCAACGGACTCAATAAGCGTCCCCGTTAGGGCTGAGATTCCAAAACCGTTTGCGCTTGGCATGATGTGGTCCTCTTTATTCGTACTTGGTCGCGGTAATTTCCGCGGTTCGGAAATCGTCGTTTGATTCGGAAATTTTTGCGCTGGTCACCTTGAACCCGGAAAAAGAGCCGATGCTCGGCGTCGATCCGATAGAAACATCGCCCTTGCTGCGGATTGTGACACGCGTGGTCACCACGCCTTTCGGCTGTGCAACAACAGTTGCTCCGACCTCGTTTTTAATCGTCGCGACTTCGACGCTTTGTTCCTCGGAAGATTCCTGCATCCAGCCACCGGATGGGGCCGTGCCGCTAAAAGTGTCGGTTACTCCAAATGATGCGGGCATACGTTTTTTGCGGGTTGTCAAGCCGGCGGCCCGAAGCCGACGGTGTAGTTCATCGTCGTGACAAATTGGTTGTTGTTGACGCTTGGCTGCGTGCTGGTCGCGACAACGCCAAAAAGCGCAACCGTATCCGTTGAGATTTCCAGCTCGCGAATCACCGTGTCGATCTCTTGCGCCCATACAGCTTGCTGCGCGGTCGTTGTGTCGCTGCTGGCGGCAACTAGCGCAACCTCGAGTGTCCCCCGGTACAACGGGCTGCCAAGCACGCTCTCGGCTTCAATTTTTAGCAGTATTGCCGGCAACTGCATTTCATCGGCCGTGTGCTGTCGGCCGATGTACATTGCCGGAAACTCGGTGGCCAACGCGTCGCCGATTGCCGTCACTAAAAACTGATCGATCATTGCGTTGGGTGCTCCAGGTTGAGCGTGTAGGAAATCACGTCCGACTGGATCGTCGCGATGCGTAGCGCGGTGCCGTTAACCGTCACCAGCTCGCCAACGGCTGGCGCTGGAAACCCCGTTTTGCGGACGTAAACCGCCATCACGTAGTTGGCTCGGTTGCCGCCGATGTCGAGGTCCGGGTCCGTTTCCAATTCGTTGATGATCGCACGATAAACGGTGCCGCGAAATGTGAACGATTGGCCCATGTAGGCGATTGCGTCCGTCACAGCGCGGGCGTTGATTTCGTGGAATCCCATTACAACACTCGTTTGCGCGCCCGAGGCGCTGTTGCTTCTGCGTCTGGTGCCGCAGCTTTCAGCTTTTTTGTCCGCTCTGCGCTGCGGCAGACAAACAGACACACTTCGCCGGGCGTTGAAAAGTCTTTGTAAAAGCGCACGGCTTCATCTGGCGGACCGTGGAAAACAACATCAGGCCGCAGGCCCGTCCGGTGCGTTACGATTGCAAGTTTCGTCATTTCAAGCCGGAACTTACGACAATCGCGACGCGTTGCATCAAAAAAAACACCGCCGAGGATTTGAGGCCCTCGGCGGTGAAACACATCAACAAACAACTAGGCGCTGACGATGCGGACGCCGGTGTCAGTGCCAGCGGACGCTCCGTAAAGGACGCTAAGGGAGTACTTTAAAACGCCCTCGTCCTGGTTGTACCAACGGCGCCACTGGAGCGGCAGATTAAGGCCGGGAACAACTACGTCGGCAATCTCACCGCCGGACTCGGCAAACCCGGTGCTGTCGACGCTGCGCGCCGCAACAATCAGAGAAGACTTGTGCGCCGCAAACCCCTGTAAATTAGCGGCGTTCGCGTCGGCAAGGTCCGTCTCATACACGTCAAACCCGGCAACGCGAGGGACAACTCCCTCGGTTTTTTGGGCCGTGATGCCGGGGATTTCTGCGCTGTTCAACGTTTTGACCAGCGACGCGTAGTAAGTTGGGTTGACCAACAAACTGCGGCCGGATTTGGGCGCTTTTTTAGTGGCGGTCAACGTGGCGGCGATATCGGCGAGGTCATCGCGATCGAAGTTAGCCGCTGTAATCGTTGTTGACGTGGCAAAGTTTCCAACAACGACGAGGTTCCAGATGTAGTCAAATACCGCTTGCCCAACGGCTTCCAGCGCGGGGCGGATGAACAAGTCGTTAAGGTTGATCGCGCTTTTGCTGCGCTCAAGGTCGTTAAAGCCCCACACAAAACCCGGGAACTGGTTGAGCGTGATGGTCTTCGCCGTCATCGCCGTGTCTTGTTGCGTGTACCCGCTAGACAGGTCAACCGCGGTGGGGCGAGTGGGAATACGGGTTGTAACGGAAGCGCCGTTTGCAGCGATATCTGCCGAAAAATCTGTCGTGAACGCGCCGAGCGGAGCAAACACGGACGCCGCGTATGGGAGGCTTTCTTGAGCAATAGCCGCGAGGTTGACTCCGGCGATGGTATTGGTGGCCATGGGGTTTGGTTAGTTGGGTGTTAGTTGCGGAGTGTGTCGCGATGCTTGAGGTAAAAAGCGTTTCGTGCTTCGACGGGAAGGGCGTTGTATTCGGCCCAAAGGTCCTTTTGTGTGCGCTGCTGCATCGGTTCGGACGCGACAGCTACAGGCGGAACGCCAATCGCTGCCATCGCCTCGGTCACGCGCATTTCGGCAGCCTGCGCTGCTTGGCTCAATTCGGCGTTGCGCGCCTCAAGAGCTGTCACCGCGTCCAAAAGCTCCACGCGTTGCGCTTCGATGCTTTCGGCGCGGCCGGTCTGCTCGTTTAGCAGCGCGGTGGCTGCGGCCAAATCCGCGGCAAGGCGGACATTTTCTTCCTGCATAGACCGCAGCGCGGTCAGCGCCTCGGTAATCGTTTTAGGGCCTTCGATCATCGTGCCCTTTTCGGGCTGTCAACTAAGCTGCGTTTCAAGAAATGCCATTGCTTCATCTTCCAACGCGATTTTGTCGATCAGGTTGTTGGCCAGCGCGCGCGGCGCAAGGAACGCCTGCCCACGCATTGCGTCCGCGCTCACTAGCCGACGGCGGAGGACGTTGCCGCGAAATTGCTCAAAGGCATCCTGCACGTACTGCTCCAGTGATGCCCTCTGGTCCGGTGTCAGGGAGGGCCCGTGCATGGCGGCTTTGAGGTCGCCCTCGGCGTTTGTGATCGGTTGCCAGTCCATGCCCTCCGCGGCCCACATCGCCGATTGATCGATCCACGGGATGATCGTGCCGATGCTGCCCCAGGTGGACGACGGCGTACCAAAAGCCCAGTCAGCGCTGACGGCAATGTTGTAGGCCGCGCTGCATGCGAGGTCATCGGAAAACGCAAGGACCGGAATCGGGCATGCCTGCACGGCCTCGGCAATTTCCGCGTTGCCAACAACGGTTCCGCCCGGTGACGAAATTTCTAAAAAAATCCCGCGTGCTCCCTCTTCCACCGCGCTTTCAATTTCATCGGCGATGTCTTCGTAGTCGCTGTTCCCGCAGCTTTTTTCGATCATCGACAGCCCTTTGCCGAGTACGCCGCAGACATGGATTTTCGCGATCCCCGACGGCAGGATTTCCATTTCCTCGCGCGGGTTGGCAAACATTTCCGCGCCCGGCATGCCGTCAGCGCGCACCATTGCATTTTTCACCACGCGCGCCACCGCAGCGTGCCCTTCGGCGGTAATAAACCACGGGCGGAAAAAGACCTGCTCAAAAACGCGTTGGAACCTCATAATGCTGGATCGATTTGAACTGGGGCGGGCTGCACGCCGGGAATCACGCGAAACGCCGATTCCGGCAGCCCGCTGCGTTCCATGCGTGTGCGGATTTCGATTTCTTCGCGCTCACGTTCGTCCAAATGGTCGGTCAGCGTGCGGCCGCCCTCGGCCAAAATCTCGGTGAGTGTGCGCATGCCCAGTTTGTACGCCTCCCGGGCATCGGCGTTGGCATAGCCTGCGTCGACGGTAACCGTTGGGGGCGTGGTAAAGCCCCACTTGAGGCTTCCGCCTAGGTCCGCGCCGCGGTAGGGAGGCAGTATGCCCAGCTTGATCGCTTTGCTGACCGCGTAGCCGACACGCCGGCGCGCGGCGGGGCGCAAAAGGTCCTGCCGGTCCTGCACGGTGCGGTTTACTTTTGCCACCATTGCGCGGACGCTGGCGCCCCCAAGTTTTGACGCGTCCCAAAAAAACTCATACGGAAGCCCGGCACCGTGCAGGGCGTTGCGTAGAAGTCGCTCCATCAAGCTGTTTGTTGCTTCGCTTGGCACTTCGCTCTTCAACTGTTCCAGTTTTGCGCCGCTGTTGGCGCGGAAATAGCGCACGGTGCCGCCGAAGATTTCTTCGCCGACCAGCCCCTGCTGCGTCGGGCCCGGCCGTTGCAACTGCATCACCGGATCCGACATATCCGCAACGCCGAGTTCGTTGTGTTCGATCAATCCAATCGCCGCTGCCAGTTTTGCGGCTTGGCGCACGTAATCCTGCATTGTCATCAGGTCGCGCAAATCGAGGATTGCGCTCGTAAACGCAGGCAGCCCTCGCGTCTGGTCCGGGGCCACCGGCTCGCGGAGGAAATCCATGTTGCGTGCGCTAATGTCCCGGTCTTCTTCCGGCGTGCGCCCCAACACGCGAAACCCAATAGGCCGCCCGTACTCGTTAACGATGACCCCGTTGTGCTGCCGGTACCCGCGAAATGCCCCGGCTTCCACCGTTGGTTTGTTGTCGCGGCTGCCAATCGCGTGCCAAGGGATTTGTTGGAACTGCGGGTACCCGTCGCGCGCTTCAGTGTACAAACAAAAGACATCCCCGTCGCGGTCTACCGAAAGACTGTCGAGGTAAAGCGCCGTCTGGAAATCCATCCCGTTAACATGCGACACTCCGTAAAACTGCGACACGAGCCAGTCAGTCGCCGCGCGGCCCCACTCTTTGTCCTCGCCCTCAAACCGCGGCAGCCAGGAGCGCCCGACCACGTACGTGCTTTTCTCCTGCAGGGCACCCTGCGCGGGCCCAAAATTCCAGAACAGTTTCTGAGACGCGTTGACGATCGTCCGCCACTCGCTCACGTCGATATTTTTGTCGAGCGGTTGCGCGTAGTTGCCTAGCAGGGGCCTCTGCGCCCAGTACCCGCCGTTTGCCAGCCGCAGTTGGTTAGGCCCGCCAGTGGCAAACCCAAGACTGGCTTTGATGCGTTGCAAAAAGTTGCGGACCATATCAGTTGAACATTGCCTGCGTGCGGGTCACCGGCCGACAGATGCCGCGCGCTTTGTGGTCAAGGGCGAGCTGCGCCATCGCTAAAATTTGCAGCTTGGAAAGCATCCCCGGCGCGGAAAATGAAAAGCTCGATCCGTTGACCGTGCTGGAAATTAGCGTGCCTTCGCCTGCGCTTACCGCGTCGAAAGTTGAGTCGCGCAGGTTGCGCAAAAGCGCCACGTCCTGCTGGAGAAACACGTTAAGAATCACAGAAGTTGCGGCGTCCACGTAATCCGCCGCATGTCAATCACTCGTCCCGGTTGTCAATCTGGCCGAGAATTCGGAAATACGCCGCAGCGACCAGCTGCATTGCCTCGCAATCCCAAAGGTGGTTGTGCCGTTTTACCAGCACATACCTTTGCTTCACCTGCTTTGTGACGCGGTCTACGGTGTCCCGCTTCACCTCGGAGTTCATGTGCGACGTCCAATCGATAGACACGTCCCGCGGATGCTCCCACAGGGGCGCCCCCTGCGCGCGCAACCGGACAAGCTGATCCTTGATCGGCTCGTTTGCCCAGTTGATCAGTTTACAAGTGTGGCCCCGCGGAGACCGCACCGGCCGCGGTTCGGAAAACGCCCGTTGATGTCGCCGGCGTCCGGTGCCGATCCAAAAGAAGTCATCCCCGCGGCCCATCATCGCGTTCCAACCGTGCTGCCCACACTCATCGTAAACGTTGCCCGTGCTGTACCCGGCGTCCTGAAAAACGCAGTAGTCTTCCACTTTTAAACGCTCCTGCGTGTCGCGGATGCTTTCAATCGTCAGCACTTTCCCTTCCCAAATCAACCGGCTTGACCCGTCGGCGCGCCATGCCCGACACAGCACCCACCAGTGATCTTGCTGCCGGTCGATCGTCAAAAACCGGCGCACTTCTCCCTCGATTCGCTGCCCATCGATCAAATCAGATTTGAGGTAATCCGCTCCCCGCAACTCCACCGGCGGCGCGTCGTTTTCCTGTTTCCAAACCTCCGCTAAACGCTTTTGGACAAACTGTCGCAGCGCAGACAGGTCCCCAGATTTTTTCAGTATCTGCGCCTTAATCCATTCCACAACAAGCGTGCCCCACGGGATCCAATACACGCCCATCGCGCTGTAGTGAAACGACACGCGCCCCGATAGCCCGTTGCTCGGCATCCGCTCGTAACGCCCCGCGGTGGCCATCGCGCGCCGCTCCTGCGCGGTGTCGCGCGTGACGTGCCCGCACTCCGGGCACTCATGGCGCGCCGAATTTGCCAGCCGCTCCCAGTCGGGCGTGCCGTCATCGAGCGTAGCGTCTTCCCATTTGATGTTCGACCACACCAGCCGGTGCCACACACCGCAGCCTGCGCACACGGTCCCCCAGCACCGTAGTTCCCCGGCCTCAAAAAAAGCTTCGGCCTCATGCGTGTCGTCCCACCCTTGCGACACGCCAATCACGACCGAGTTCCAACGGTCGTGCGTGCGCCGCTGCGCCTCGCCAATCATGCCGGGGCGCCACCTCCACAGCTCGTCACACCACACGTACCGCATGGACTTTTCCTGCAGGCTGGAAAGGTTCGCGCCTGCAATGAACAACGGCATGTGCGGAAATAGGATGCTGGTCTTACGTTTTTGATGCCGGTCCCGCGGAAACAGCGCCGCGGTTTTTTTGCACCCCTGCAGCACCGGGAGCAACCGCGTTTCGGCAAAATCCTTGGCCATGTCGTCACTCTGGCCCACTAGCAGCATGCCGCCCGGGGCTTCCGCCACCACGTACGCCACCAGCAGCTCGAGAAGCGTCGTTTTACCCCCGCCCACCGGGGCGCGGATCGCAATCTGGCGGTGCGCCCCCGCGGTAAACGTCTGAATGATCTCGTTGAGCCAGGGGGTGACCGCTCGGTCAAACAATGTCGCGCGCGCCGAGTGCGGCAGCGTCACGTTTGCCTCGAGCCAGTCAAGGGGGTCCCCCCGAAAACGCGACTGGAACCCGGAAAGGAACCCGTCAAGGACTGGGGCGCGGCACTTCCTCGGGGTCATCGTGTTGTCTGACATCGAGGAGAGATTCCAATTGACCACGGATTTTTTCGATAAGGGAATCAAGTCGCACTAGCAACCGGTCCCGGATTTGGATTTCTGTAAGCCCGGCAAGGTGCCCGGGCAAGTCGTTTGCCAGCGCGGACAACTCCGCCACCAGCACGCTGCCAATCGTTGTCGCCTCCTCTCGGATCTGATCGACCGGCAAAAACTGGTTTCGATCGACCAGCAGACGAAATTTGATGCGCTCGGTTTCCGCCCGGATTTTTTCCAAACGCGCCGCGGCAATGTTCGGGGGCCCGTGCGCGCTAATCTCAGCCGACTCGGCCGCCTTCGCAGCTTTCCATGCTCGCGCACTCTCCACCGAATCGCGCGGCATTCCCTGCATCGCCCATCGGCTAACCGTGGACACGTTCACGCCCATTTCAGCCGCGATGTAGGCCAGGATTAACCGGCCAGATCCATCCCGGTTCGGACTTGGTGGTCCAACCGGCTTTTCCTCCACCCGCGGCCGGCGCGCCTGAGGTTTCCGGGGTGTCTTTTTGTTACTCACGTTTTTTTAGAAATATGCGGCAACCAG